TATCAATAATTTACCATACCTATTTAACCCTTATATTGGTGTAGATGGTGTTATAGTAAACTTTAATGATTATGTAACTCAGATAAGTGCTTCATGTGATACAGATACCCTCATCCCCACTGGTACTGTATCTTTGTCTATACCTAATCATTATTCAAATCTCTTTATAGCTCCAGGTGGGAATAAAATAATAAGTACTATGTCTCTAATCAAAATATTTGGAAAAGGCTACTACTTTGATAAAGATGGAAACACTGTATATAAGAGAGTCTTCTATGGGATAATAGATTCTATATCATATACTTTTACAATAAATACCTTGGAGATAAGTATTAATTGTAAAGGTATAATGCGATTACTAGAACTAATTCAAACAAATATATCTCCATCTGCATTGAATTATGGTGTACTTAATGGGATTAATCCGACAGCATTTAGTTCAAGAGATTATAGTAAAAATCCATTAGCTATTATTAGAGATAATGTTATAGTACCATTAACACCTGGAGAAACTACTGCTGCTTTCCAACCACCAACAATACAAACAAGTGGAAATAACTCAGAAGATAGTAGAATACCTAGAGGAGAACTCGAGGATGCAATTAATAAGAGATATGTTAGTAGATGGGGGATCATATTAGAAGAGTTAAATAAATGTATAAGAATATTTGGGATAGATTATACCAAAGATGTTCCTATAAAAGATGGCACAGATGCTCTTAAAAGTTATTTTGCCTATCAAAATGACAAAGTATTAAAATTTTTACCAGATTATTCTGTTGGATCTATTCAATTACTAACATCTAATATAACTTCTAGACTTGAGAGAATAAGAGTTATGTCTGATGCTGCGGGATATGAGGCATATCAGGATTTGAATGGTGATATAATATTTAAACCACCTCTATTTAATTTAAATTCAACAAAATATAGCCCAACAAATACACCTAATCTCCATAATCCATTTATAATCAAGTTGGTTGAGGTTTTAGATGAACAAGAACAAGAGGATGAGAATGCAGTAAGATCTACACGTGTTACAGTTAGAGGTCTTCCTTGGGGTGCTTTATTACAAGGTCAAGCTACTGAAATTGTTCCTGGTGCAGCTTCATATACTGATGTTAACTTATTATCTAAATTTGGTCTAAGAGAAGAACCAGTCAAAGAAATAGTTTTCTTGGGGGATAATACCAAAGTTAATTATGCATTTGCTATATCTGAAATGTATAAGATGAATAGAGCATATAGAACATATAGAGTATCTATTCCTTTCAGACCAGAACTAAAATTAGGATTCCCATGTTATATAGAGCACCATGATATGTTTGGATATATAAGAAATATATCATGGAATTATAACGTAGGTGGTACTAATACAATGTCTATAACCATGGATTCTATTCGTCGTCGATCTCTAATGCCTATACTGATATCTAGAGAAGAAAATGGTAAAAAGATTCAGACATATGAATTTAAGTCTATCCCAAATCTAGTATCTAGATTTACAAAGAATGATAAGGTCTTACAAGATACAGCAACACCATCACAGAAAGAAGCTAATCCAGAAGGTACATATCAGGCTAGAACACAAACAGCTGATGAGAAGAAGACAGACTTAAAGAGAAATGAAGCTCCAGAAGATCTAGCGTATGGAAAGAACTTATCTTTTGATGATTATTATCGCTTTATAACTTTAGAAGTTAAATCTCCTGATTTGAATCAGACATGGAGAATAACTAAGGATACAGATAATAAATTTAGTGTTCCTAGAGCTTGTGATGAGAATTATTTAATTGATCTGTTTGAGGTTCAACCTTATACAGATGAAGATGGGTATGAGCTATATGGTCCTCTTCCATGGGGGAGATGGATGACTGTTGAGGAATGTATCCAGTTATTTACTGAATCATTGGATAGTACTAATAAGTCAAATAAGGATCTAACAAATCCTGTAGAATCTTATATGTATTCTGCAGTAGGTAATCCAATAGTTAATGCATTAACTTCTAAGATTATGCGTGATATAGAAATTAGTTTTGCTAACTCAGATATAACAGAATTTACTTTAAAAACTGAAGTTGATTATTCTAAACCACAAGATCAGAATTTTGATTCAGCACCACAATCTGTTGGTGTAGCTACTGGTGGAAATCCAACTATAGGATCACCTGAGTATGTAACTAAGGCAGATATGATAAAACAAAAACTAGTTATGAGTCCAAAAGATAATAGTCTTTCCTATAGTCCAGATAATAAATAAGAGATTAAATTATGAAGCCTATAAATTTGAATAGTAGATTAAGCCATTTAGAACACAGATATTCTGATATAAGGAATGGTTTATTTATAGGTTCCGTAGAGTTTGTTGACTATGAAAAGAAACAATTAGCAATAAGAGATTTAGCTAGTGATATTCTATATGAGAGAGTAGATATTTTTCCGGCTACAGGTTCTAGTTATACCCAGACTGATCTAACTATGCCAGAAGTTGGAGCAATTGGTATTTGTGGGGTCATATCTAATAATGGTGGATTCATTAGAATAGGTGTTATTCAATGGTCTGTATCTAATACTTTAACTGGTTTAAACACTGTAGGATATAGAGGATTTATAAATCCTAAAGGGCAGAATCTTAGAAAGCGCGGTATCTATAGAAAGACATATCCAGGTCAGAAAACTGCCACCTTGACAGAGGGTTTCTCTGAAGTACAAGATGCTGGTTGGGATCGTCAATCTAATGAATTATCTAGAGATAAACTAAATATATTTAGTAGAACCAGATCAATGGTATCAGGCACACATGTCTTCTATGATGAAAGTGGGCTATCATTATCTGGATTAGTAGATAGAGAATTTGATACCAGTTTAATGGAGACTAAGTTACCAGACGGTACATCTAAAAGATATGTATATCTCAACAACAGTTCTAAATCTAGATTTATAGATGGATTAGATAACTCCATACCTCTAGTAGAGAGATTATCTAAAGTACACGAGTTTGGTTTAGATTTTCCTGTACCATTGGAACTAGTTAGATCTAAGCTTTTAGACCAGATTTTAGGATCAACTGCCAACCCATTTGATAGAACAAAAGTAAATACAAATGGAGATTTTTCTGTAGATGATCAAACAGGTATTGATACTCAGGATACAGATCACCCATATGATGTAGACACAGCACCTACTGGATCTGCTACCAACGATTGTACTTCATATAGAAGAAAAGGTTATATCATAGAGAAATCTGAAGGGACTTTAGTAGGGTCTAATCCTTGGGATAACCTAACATATGGGAAAGTTTTAAAACCAGTTATATTCCCATACACATCAGATGGTAGATTTGGCACCAGTGTAGAATCTAGTTATCTCCCTGTAAATCAGTCACAAGATCAAGTAGAAACACTATTAGCTGCTTCTGCTTTCTCCATAAGATTCCCATATGAATATAATACAACAAGATTAGATATTACAAAAGAAGGTTTAACCTTAATAGAGCTAGGTTCTACTATACCTAAAGAGAATATATCAATAGATGGTTCTACATATGAACATCCATATGGAGCAGGAAGAAGCTTGGAACTACACGCTGTTGGTTCAGCACGTATGGTCTTGGGAAAGAATCGAGATGAGGAGGAATCCTTGGATTTGACCACTCTTGGTCAAGTTGTTATGAGATTAGGATCTGATGATTCTTCATTACCAAATGATAGAAGACATGTTCTAACTCAATCTCGTTATCAGAACGATTCTATTCAATATAGAAAATTTCAATATTGGAATACACCTAAATTGGAGGCTGGAGACTCTGGTCCATTAGATAACAAGAGAGGAGCAGAGGGAGTAAGTCTCAGAGCTGCATTTGATGGAGGAACCGTTCTCAGACTTGGTGCTAGAAATCCTAATGCTTTGAGGAAACATTTATACAATGGATATAAAGATGGTCAAGGTCTGAATCAATATGGATTGTCCGATCCAAGTAGAAAAGATTCTAGAACCGATGGTAGACCAATATATGGTTCTGGTGACTCAGTATATGCTTTCCATGACTTGACTACCGCTGGTGCATCCCAACTAGGATTGCCTCCATATTTCTATTCAGGATCCAGTATAACTAATATGGATAGGCATGGATTATCCTTGGACATCCATGCTGTTAGAGACATTCTGTTAAGAGCAGGTGCTAACCCAGAATCTGGAGTGTCTGTATCCATAGATCTTGGTGGTGGACTTGTTGCCATGATTAGTAAGGATAATAAAGGTAGATCAATCACAGCTACTCTAGATGGTGGTGGAGAGATTGTAATTGGCACTAATAATGAAGGTAGATCTCTACAATTAGAACTAAATGGAGATGTTAATATAGTATGTAAAGGTAATTGGCATCAATATGTTACTGGAGATTATTATATAGAGTCAACAAACAAGACCGAAGTAACTAAAGTAGAGAATGTGATCAAGGCCATGAATATCAGACAAGCAGCTATGGTACAGCATGTTACAGAAGCTCCTGATATAGTTAATAACCAGGGTTTGTATAAATCATGATAAGAAAAATTGGAATATATAAAATCTATTGTTGTATTGATAATAAATCATATATAGGAAGTTCTGTTAATTTGAATGTTAGATTAGGCAAACATAAAAATATGTTAAGGAGAGGTATACATAAAAATAATCATCTACAAAATGCCTGGAATCTTTATGGTGAAATTAATTTTTCATTTGAAATAGTAGAGATAGTAGAAGATAAATTCTGGCTGAGAGCTAGAGAACAGGCTTGGATAAATAGATTAAGATGTTTTGATAGAGATTATGGATATAATAAATCTAGGGATTCTTTTTATTCTAGCCTCAATAGATATGTCATTAAAGGAAGCACATAATACTGTTGAGGCTAGGATAAATTATTCAAAAGCAGCTATAAAATGGCAAAATGATCCAAATTATCGAGATTCTATTAAAGTTAGATCTCTAAAAAGAGCTGAACAACTAAGAGGTACAAAGCAGAAAGAATGTACTAAAGAAAAAAGAAGGAAATCTATGTTAGCTTTCTTTGATGAGAAGACTGGTTTAACAAGAGAAGAGAGAATTGAGAAGAGGATAAATAGGCATAAATATGTCTCTAAAGAACAGAAAGCTAGAAAATTAGAGTTACAAAGAATCCGAAGATTAAAAATAAGAAATGATAAAAATTTAAAATAAATTTTATAAGTCTTAGTTATGAAAATCACACCTGATCAGATAGCAGCCTTAGATAGATGTAAATTCCTCAATAAGAGGATTAAAACAGCTTTAGCAAAAGATTATCCTTTAGCTATGCTTTATGTTACAGATATTAATCCAAATCGTTTTCCTGAAGCTGAACCTTTGTTTATGACACAACCTTATGGTGCTTCTAGATATGCTAGAGATGTTATAAAAGGCCGTTGGCCTGAAGCAGAACCTTACATAATGAAAAGTCCTATACACGCATATCACTATGCCCATGATATAATTAAAGGTCCATGGCCAGAGGCCGAACCATATATCCTAAAGAATTATATCAGTATGTTATATTATTCTATGAATATTCTAAAACATAGATGGCTTGAAGCTGAAAAGATCTTACCCAATGAGTCCAAATATTGGGACACATACAAGAAACACTTTGGATTGGAATAATATATGACTGTTGTAATGTTACCTTCAGTAATAGGTGCCCTCAATCGTTATAAGTATATAAATAAGAGAGTAGATAAAGCTATATTTAGTAACTATAAATCAGCATACATGTATTATATTACAACTAGAGATGAGAGGGATCTACCTAGATTAAAAGATATGATATTAAATTCAGATGATCTTAGTTACATGGTGAAATTATCTAATTACGTAATACATGGTCGTTGGCCTGAGGCTGAACTTAAGATAATGAAGAACCCAGAATGGGCATACAAATATGCTTTAAATATTATTAGAGGATCATGGCCAGAGGCCGAGCCATATATAGCAAAGAGTGGTGAATGGTCATATCAATATGCATATGGTGTATTAGCAAAGCCATTTCCTCTTGGAGAAGAAGCTATAAAGAAGGATGCTCTTGATGAATTAGAGAAGGATCCAGATTATTCTGAATATGAAAGTCAAGGATGGATTAGAGCACATAATTATTATCTTCGTTTACTGCATGGAAGTCCAGATAAATTTTCTGAGTGGTTGACATCATAATGAAAAGAGCCACCTTTCGGTGGCTCTAAACTTAATACTTAGTAACTAGTGTATATTATACACCAACTAGCTCATTGTATAGCTGGTAAGCATTTACACGAGCTGACTCAGTGGTGTAACGAGCACCATCAAGCCTACGGATTGAACCTCTCTGAGCAGCATCAACAGCTGAGTGGACGATCTGTAGACGGTGTTCAGCAATTCTCTCAGCCTTCTTTGAACGTACTGGATTGCTCTTTACAGCATCGGTAACGAAAGTACGAAGGGTAACACTCTTACGCTTTGTCATATTTAACTCCTATGTTATTTAAATAACCCCAGATGAATGGGTCTGACAACATAAGGGATACTCCCATTTCCATATTTACGTATAAAAAGAAGGCCAGGAAATTTCCTGGCCTATCCCTGATAACATGGTATTGCTGATTTACCAGGCACATACATCTTTGATAGAATTTTGATAGAGGACTCAACTTCTCGTCCATCATTCCTAGTTCTAACATTTTTTAGACATGCTTCTGGGTCATTTTCAAACCAGATACACTCATATTCTCTACCATACAATTCTAACATATCCTGTACGACCATAAAGATTTCAGGATTACAGAAGTTAGGGATCCAATCAATACCAGACCATCTGTCTTTTTAAGATGATTCTTGACCTCATCAATGGTGGAACCATCCCTAGTTCCTATGTCATCTAATATAGTCCTGTCTGAGAATCTGGTGACTGCTAAAGTAGTCTTACCAGATCCAGGCAATCCTATTATTAAGACAACAGGTCTCAAATCAGTTCCTTTTCAACTAGATAGTTGTATAACTCACCAAGGTCAATCTTCTTAGTAGCATACTTCGTATAGTTACCATAATAGTCACTACTACGGTAGTCGCTGGTCTTGATTAGTCTGGAGCATAGATTCTTATATTGTAAGAACGAGATGCTTGGGCACAGAGCTTCCAACAACTCATCCAACTCTGTAAATTCAGGCTCTGGCTCTCCAATAACAGCTGTGTCAGGTTCACCACCCCAACAGCTTCCACCTGTTATACCACCAATACACCACTCTTTCTTAAGATATCCAGCTCTGAGCTCATACTCCATGTTTAGTTCAGTTAACTTTGACTCATACTCTTTATAGCTCATTGTCATAATATATTCTCCTTACAATATTAAGGGCCTGGTTTCCCAGGCCCCATCCATTCAACTATCGAGAACTTACTCGGCAACCAGCTTGTAGCTAGTCCCCTCGATCTCGACAGAGTCACCAGCGAGAAGCTTACGAGCCATCTGACTGTTGATTGGGTTCTTTGAGCGAGGGCCACGCTCAGGCTGTTCGATCTTGATACCGAGCTCAGGCTTGCCAGCATCGGCAAGAATCTTGTTCAGACTCTCCAGGGCCTCGTGATACTTGCGAGTATTCACATATCCCTGGACATGCTCGAGGTTGATGAGGCGACGAACGTGGAAGAAATCGTTGAATCCCATGTCAGCGGTAAGCTTGTCGAGATTCTCACGATTGCGGTCAGCCTCTGGGAGCGTATCCATAAGGATGGTCTTGATATCCTTAATACGCTTCTTGGTCTCGGTAGATGGCTCGGTCTCGAGCTTAACTACCTTGGGTTCCTTAGCCTTCTTCTCAGGCTTGGTGTCGGTTGCAGTCGTCATTGTGTTGCTCCTTGGAGAAATGGCCCTACGTGGTTGTGGGCTAGATGATATTACTATACTTGAGTTGCAATTAGGTAATTTTTACAGAAGAGCCCAGAAAGACCAATGGGCTTTGGGACCATTGAAGTAAAGCTGGGCACTGATGGCCAATGTAGCAATCGCCAGCCACAGAAGGAATAACTGAAAACGAGTGAGACCATACAGCCAGTTGAACATGTTTTGCTCCTAGGAAAGAGTTAGTAAATTCCAGTACAATTAGGTTTTTGAGCTTGCAAATAATCTAATTCTTACCAGGTGGCTAGCTTAGCTACAGGCTTTGTATATGCCATTTCGGTTAAGATTGAGAGGGCAGAACTACTCATATACAGTCCAGAGAATATACTTTTAATGAGGTCTTCAGAGTCTATTTCCCAGAAGGTTCTAGACATATAGGATCCCAATAGATCTTACTTGTGGATGAGCTCGACGAAGGAGTTATGAATATCAGCGATATGCTCACCGAGAGGGTCACCTGACTTGGCTTCAACTCGGGCATTCTGACAGACCAGGAAGAACAGTCGCGCAGCCAGCTTCTCTTCCTTCTGAACATCACTCAGATCGTCCCAAGAATTGCCATGCCGAGCCTTGAGACGCTTGAGTTCATCCTTGACGATGGCCTTCATGCTCATTGCTGGTTCTCCCAGGACTTTTAGTCCCCTGACCATATTATACCCAGTTCAGCCAGAACCTGGTAACTTTTTTTAGTTCCATTTTTCCACTGACTTAATAACTCCACTGATTTCAGCACATCGTAGTTATTGAAATTAATGGACTTAAGCCACTGAAACTTGGAAGGGCTACATCCAGTGGACTTAGCTTTCTGCCACTCATCAGTCCTACTATAGGTATACCATAAGAAGGTCATATATAGGTAATTTAATTTCTGGGTAACATTATCCCCAGGTTTCAGCCACTTATAAGGTGAATCCCACACATCTTTGTACTCTTTCTTCTGGGATAGATCTTCACCATTAGTTATTAAGGCGATAGCTTCCCACAACATATTTTCAATATCATCTCTATCTCGATAAAGAATGTAGTCTCCGATAGGATTTACCATATTCTTATCGAGTTTCTTACCAGGATGTGTTATTGAATATGCTTTCTTTATTATACAGTTTATTGCAGATGATCTTTTAGTTACTGGGGTATTAGACCATACTCCTATCTTCTTGAAAACATCTTGAGATATTTCTAGATATGACTCAGAATTGATAACTAATATTGTGTTATCTTCATCCTTATATAGGATATCATCTGTTATCTTTTCAGTCTGCTTACATATGGTAGGGACATTTCCAGTAATCTTAAAATATTCCTTCTTAAAGAATCTTAACTGTTCATCATCTGACCCAATAACTACATTTATTTTGGGTAACTTATCTCTATCCAGGATAAGGGGGATAGGATATGGATCATTGGAAAGAAGATTACTCACCATTCACTTTAGTCCAACTATGTACGAATCCGGGGACTCTACTTAGATGATACTTAACAGCTTCTTTATTAAAAGGTAGTTCATTTAGATTGCTATATACTAGTGAGTCTAATATACTTTCTATTTCTAGATTAAAATACTTATAAAGATTGGAGTTGGCGCGATAATCAGCTTCAAAAATTCTATTTATCTTTCCATCTTCTTTTATCATCTCTAATTGAGATCTTCCCGCTGGCTCATTAGGGTTGAATACACCAATAGACACTCCACCATTCTTACTTACAATATTAAAGGCTGGGATATCTGTTACTCCATCCCCAACATATATCATTTTATCTATTGGTATTCTGCGATCTGTATCATCTTCTGGATAATAATCAAATCCTAGTGCATTAGATCCTCTAGATATGTAATCTATAATACAAGCCTTCTCTCGTGTAGATACAACGTTCGATACTCCACAGATACCATTATAATCATAATTGAATGAACATGCAAATATATGATCACAATATCTATTTAATGGAGTTCCTTCAATAACTTCTTTTAAACCAGAACTAATAATGTATACTTCTAGATCCTGTATCTTACCAAGATGTCTAAAGAAGTCTAGGACACCAGGAAATAAGTCGATCTTTGATCCAATACTGGTTAGATAATCTTTATCTATCTTAAGATCATGGTTAGTGATGGACTGATTGAAACTTATTAAAGAGTTTAAATATATTAGTTCATGAAGAAAATCACCTTCCATCTTTTTAGAGGTGTTGGCAATTATCTCCCAAAATTCTCTTTCATTGATTTTATAATCTTCAAACAAAGGCCTCTGCATATAGTAAGGACTTAATGTCTTATCAAAGTCAAATATAATAGCTGCCTTTTGTCTATTCCATATTCTCATATCTACCTGCTACCTCCGGTAACCAAATTTTAGATTTTTCTTTATCGACATAAATACTGTGATCCACCCATCCTAGAACATTTGATATCACAGCTTGATATCGAGTATCTACTTTGATACCTTCAGCCTCTAGTTTATGTGTCCAAAAATTTCTAGTAGAGACTAGGGATAAGTCTTTAATAGTCTTCTCACAGACTCTATTCTTGGTAGGTTCACTATTCAATAGCACATCTAAGATAGCATTATCTTCTGGGGTTCTAGCTACTTCATCATCCTCAGAACGTAGAGACATCCATGTCATATATGGACCGTTGTCACCTGTATTTTCTTTGAAATGATCATCCATATATTGATTTTTGTTGTTATAGGAATCTGGATATTTATATAACCAGAATATTGATGTATCAATCTTGGGCATACCAGAAATGAAGGTATGTTCGTAATTGTACATGAACTTATTAGCAACACCATATCCATATGTGTCACCAATATCTCTATATCCATACACAGGATTGAACAGAATCTTATTCAGAGATCCCTTGTCCTTGTAGAATTCCCCTGTCTGAGTTTTATACCAAGAGATTTCTTTCATAGGTAGCCCAGTCTTAACTCGAGCCACTTGGTATCTCATCATGACTATCGTTCTAGCTAATCTTATATATGTATCCCAGTAGCTAGAGCTAACACCCTGAATATAGTCATGTCCATTACCCCAATCCCATTTAGAATTGAGATGAATCTTACTAAGAGTTACATTATTAAATGGGTCCTGATTACTGCCATATTCTGGGTAATATTCTGTGGAGATACCCAAATTATCTCTTGTGATCTTATTTAATCTAGAATCTAGGATAATTGAATCCCAACTTTTATATACACTATAATTTAAAGACATTGGTATAGAATATGGTCTATAGTTCAAATCATTAGAATCTGTAAGACCACTAATAAAGGGTAAAACAAAGTATAAATCTTTATTCAGCTGCTTACCATTAACATCTACTACAAATGGTACAGACCCTAGATTATCTCTATCCAATGTATCCACATCTACTTGATTAAAATCAATCTTAGTAGGTAGGTCATTGTTATGGACTGCTTGCTGAAAATACTCTTGGTTATTCATCAACCTCTTGTCTTGGATCCTAGTGTATAGGATGAAGAACATGATGGTTGGTGAAAAAATTATTACAGCTATAAAGAATTCAACATACCTAAAAATTTTATATAATTTCTGAAGTATCTCCAGCATGTATATGCCTCCAAGATATCTTACTTAGAAATTATTAGTCTTCAATAACGTTATTCTTGAGTTCCTTACCAGCATTCTGAATCAAGCTGTGTTCTAGGACATTTAATACAGCATCAACTGCAGACAAGTGTGTTAAACAAGCTATACCCAGTGGAGTTATAGAAACACTGAGTAATCCATCTTTGCTACTCTTGACTATAAGCTCGTTGGCTGCAAGACCATTCAACACTAAACTAATGATGACTCTAATTTTATTATCTTTATCGTTATCTAGGATAATATTACCATTTTCATCTCTCTGATCTATTTGTAGACGAGCTGACATTTGATCAAATAGGGTTTTGTTAGGATCTGAAGGACTAGCTATTTCATTGAAAATCATGTATACAATGTCAGAAGCAGTGGATATATCGAGACCACCCATTATCCTCATGAGAGGAGAGACAGTAGTTGCTCCTATAATATAGGCTATAATAAAACTAGATCCAATATCTTGAGCATCTATAATATCATCATTACCTAAGAATGACAAAATAGTAGGATTCTTGGATTTTTCTTTCAATATAGCTATTACACTCTCTTTAATCCTATCAGTAGATTCTTTTAATGGTTTACCATCAACATCTACTAGTACATTATGTGGGTCCAGGATCTGAGCCATATGGCTCTGTGCCTTTAATATGGATTCTCTATGTATCTTTACTATAGTCTCTATTTTCTTTTTATCTAGGATATTTTCGTTCTCACTCATTTCAACCTCGTCCATTATTAATACTTCTGCAATGTGCTCTTATAAAATCTATAGCCTTTCGAGGACAATCGAAAGTATCATAGATGTTACCAACTCTGGCAAATAGAAAAGATCTTTTGTATATATCTATATTCCAATCTCTACCATTGGTGACCCCAGTGCATCTGAGTGCCGATACTCCTCTCTTACTCTTCGTCCAAGAGAGGGAGAGTTCTTGATCACCCATAATTTTAAATATCTGATCTAGCGATATCAGATATTCTTGTTCATTGGATACAGATTCAGTAAATCTGTTATATAATTTACCTTTCAGCATCTACTCTCTCACGATTGTAATCTTCTATCATGGTCTTGAATACCAGAAGACTCTCATCTAAGCAGATACCCTTCTTTCTTCCTCTTATATCACAGGACATATGAATTCCTATTCTACTAGGATCTCCTATCTCATTAAATATACAACATGATTTATATATCTCAAAAATCTCATCAGATGGTATACTTAAATATTTTCCTAATAGTACTTTAGAATTTAGATCGGCATTATTATCTTTTATCTGTATTCTGTCACTAGTAGCTAGTACTAGATCCTGGTATTCTTTTATAAAATTGAATATCTGTTCACTTAGATTATTAGATTTATCTAAGGTGTAGAAATGGTTATTTATGATAGATTCTATTATAGATTTTATTGGTTGCTTGATCACTATCGAGTTATGTACTCTAGAATTTTTCCATTTAAATAGAAAGAAACATACTTTTTCATAATTGTTATTGATTTTGGCTATAGAATCGATGACTTTTAGATTCTTTAGTAGATAGTATTTGGGGACATTATCTTCAATCATACTCATAGCCTCTTAGATAGATTTCAAAAATCATAGGATATATTTAAATGTTAGATAGAGACGTATTCTCTGGTCTTATACGATATAAATTCATCAACAAGAAGATCAAAGATATTATAGTTAAAAATCCAAAGTATGCATATTATTATGCTGAATTTAATAGGAAGAGATGGCCAGAGGCCGAGCCAACTATAATTGATGGTAAAGATATAAATATTGCATTTTCTTATTTTAAGTATGTGATGAAAGGTAACTGGCCTGAATTTACACAAAAAATTCATACTGATCCAAAGTATGCATATTATTATGCTATGAAAGTTATCCTACACAGATGGCCCGAAGGTGAACCAGTCATAATGAAGAACCCAGAATGGGCATACAAATATGCTTTAAATATTATTAGAGGATCATGGCCAGAGGCCGAGCCATATATAGCAACTGATCCTAAATGGGCATTCTTCTACACACAGAGAATACTGAAAGGTAAACGCTGGCCTGAAGCTGAACCCTATATAATAAAGAGCCCAGAATGGGCTTCAAAATATGCTAGTTTTGTTTTGAAAAATCGTTTACCTGAAGCTGAACCCTACATCATGAAAGATCCTGAATGGGCATATGCTTATGTATTAAATGTTATTAAACATAGATGGCCTGAGGCTGAGCCATATATAAGACAATCCAAGAAATGGTGGGATCTATATAAATATTTTGTTGGTATCAGGGAATGAATATTATAGATCTTCTATAATATCATCAATTATCTGATCATCTTTGGCATGCTTTCGTAGATTACTAACATATCCTACGGCACAATTTATTGCATTCTTATGTGGTTTTAGATCATCTGATCTACGAGACTTACAGGTTCCCATAATAATCTGACCATCTGCTACCAGATCATCATCCAAGAACACATATGTCATAACATCAATAGACTTGTCGAACTCAGAATAGTTGTATACACCGGACATATCCCACCTGCCTTCATTCTTGGCAGCTTTATCATATCCATCTCTATTACCCTGAACTGGTGTGATCAATAGGATACCTTCACCATTTCTGAAGTTGAGAGCAAATCTCTTAGCATCCTGAATATTTTCATTATGACGTTCTTTTTCATTACCGTAACCAGAAACGTCACATAGTGTTAAATAGTCAATCAAGAATATATCTAAGGGTGTAACACGATCTGTTATCTCAGCCAAAGTTTTGATAGCTTCCCAAGTCATACCTTCAGTTGGTTGTCTAATTATGATCTTACCTGGCACATTCTGTTCAAAGTCTGGGACTACTTCATTGAACAAGAAGTCTTCTTCTGCTTTTGTCAACAAACCATCATCGAAAGCCTTGACTGTAATATTAAATCTCCCACCCCATTTTGGATGATGGCTGTGGATGATATAATACATGACAATCTCTTCTTCAAACTTCTGTTCGAGAGATATATGTAGTCCATTTAGTCCTTGTAGTGCAGCATTATATAACCAGGATCTACAGAAGCTAGTCTTTCTCTGACCAGCAAATCCTAGGACACCAACAAAGTGTCCTTTTCTAAAACTAATATGATTGTCGAATGTTGTAAGACCACAATCAATCTTTCTCTTGCTAGAGTCTTTCCTCTTGATTGAAGCATACAAATCTGATAATATATTACCTGAATCTTGGACACTGCCATGAGTTATTGTATTACCAATATCGATAGAATTATTATCTAGCTTTTGTATTAGATATTTAACAGCATCATCTGGTCCTTTAAGATGATCTGTCTTCTTACCTTTCTTGATCTCAACACCAACACTGTTGATCAACTTCATATTGGTGATTAGATCATCCATCTTAAATCTACGTGCTTCTTCACTCTTTCTATTAAGAAGAGCTCCTAGATCCTCTTGTTCATGATGTCTTAGACTATCTCTAAGCTCTTTGTATTCTGTTAGAGCTTCTTCTACCTCTGCATTTGGACTAGTCTCTAACCAGTCTTCAATGATCGCTAAAGATGGTGCTTCTTGATTACTTATCCAGTGATTGTGAACAATACCTATTATTGTTGGTTCAATCCCGAGTAGAACTCTTCTTATTATATTTAGTTCACCACTCAACCACATACAATTTGATCTAGCTCTTGTTGCTGATTCTTTATTGTCTTCTAGACGCAACAAACTATGGAATATAGACCAGAAAGTATTGGTGATCTGATATTGCTTATCTTTAGCCATTTAAATTAATCCTCTTCGTATACTATTGAATCTTTCCACCATTGTGGGAGTATACTGTCACATTTATGTAAAAAGAATCCAAAATCACTATCTAGGACATAGGTCATAGAATAGTCTTCCTTAGATCTGATACTTCGCCCTGTGGCCTGAACCATTACAAGAGCTGTCATCCATTGATACCATTTTGGATCTTTATTTAATCGATATTTTATAAACTTATCACCAAGATAAGGGTATGGGATCTTACAGATAATCTGCCAACGGCTTAGATCATCTTTAAGGTCGAGACCTTCAGTCATTGAAGGGCTCAACAGAATGGTTGGCTCCTCTGAATTGTTATGAGTCTCGATTGCTTGATCTCTCTCACCAAATCCAGATCCATGAGCTAATAATCTATGCTTATGTTTAGTTTTACCAATAAACTCAGATATTGCTTTCTGGATCTTATAGCTCTGACAATGTATAATCCCTTTCTCATTAGGATGTTTATTCATAATCTCTAAGATCTTCTTTAACATCTTAGGCATTGTGTTCTCTATATTGGACATACCCATCTTTCCAACTGGAGTGAAGAATATTCTTCTATTCTCTACAGGGAAATCTGACTCTAGTCTTAAGAATCCAGCTTCTTTAGGGTCTATACCAAGATTTCTACAGAATGTTGCTTTATCTAATATTGTAGCAGACATCATAACTATTCTCTTACCCATACTAAATAATAAATCATGGGAGAAGAGATTAGCTGTTGTTGGTTTTAAATATAAGGCTCCAGTCTCAGGATTACTGTATATAAACCATTCTTTATAGTTATCTCTATCAAATCTTCTAACTTTGCATAAGAATTTATCCAGTGCATCATGCTTTCTAGATACTTCTAGTGTTGCTTCATCATCTCCAGCTAGCTTTGCATTCTTCATATCGAAGAGAAGCTGAGCCTCCATAGTAGCACCAGCAGGATCAAAAATCTGATAGATCCAATTATATATCTTTTCATTTGTATCTGGATCATCTTCATCAACTATTGGAGGATCTTCTATTCCAAGAGAAGCTGTTCTACTCTTAGTTATCTCAATATCAGCAAATCCTAAGATCTCTTTCTCTGAATTATGAGCCTCATCAATTATTAAAAATGAACGAGGCTCTAGCTGATTAACATACTTAGTTTCATTTAAAAAATAAGCAAAGTTAGTTACTCCAATAGGATTCTTTGTAAATAGATACTTGGCTCTCTTATAAGGACAGCCAGTACAGACTTGCTGCCCTTCTTCACCAGCGAGTATCTTCTTCAATTTAGAGCCACTAGAACAATCTAAATCAAACTCATTACATCTATAGTTAGCAGCACCTTTTAGCTCTACCATACCTTTATCAGCAAAGTCTCTCATGTATTGTCTTTGTAGAGTCTTTTGTGTGGTCAAGATATATGCGCCTGGTTTATATCCTTTATCATTTAGTGTAGATGCCCATGAACTAATAGCATAGGCTATACCAGACTTACCTACTCCCGTAGGTAGTTCCAAAATAATGAATCGTTTATTTTTAAGCTCAGCTCGGGCTATAGCTTCTAAGGCTCGTTCCTGGGCTGGTCTTATACTACTAAATGGAAAATGTCCCTTTATAATCTCACGTAGCTCTAGAACTTCTTTCTCCAAATCCTTATCTGTCTTCTGCATATCTCCAATATTCCTTAGGTAACGTTCCAGTAATTGCTTGTTCAAATCTCTCCATCAAGAGATTATTAAATATATTACCATTGACATGTTTGTGCAACATATGTCGTTGCCACATAATGAGATCTGTATATAGATCCTCATTCTGTTCAATGTAGTTAATCTTCTGATACAGTTCTTCTGGAGATTCTACTCTGGTAAAATGATCTGTAGGAATATAGTGCCCATCACTATCCATATTCTTATCTGTGAAGAATACTACATCATTTTTCCAGAAATGGAATATCTTTGGAGTAGCCCAACCAGGATGAATCGGAAGAGCAAAGCTGTATTTAGCTCTTGATACTGTTTCCTGATATAAAGCAGATCCAGCAATTGGTCCAAGATAACGATTATCATGCTCTTTTTCTTGTCCCCAATCTCCATAGATCTTAAGATCATCCACTGTCCATGGTAAGGGATCAATCAATTTAGTAAATTGCTTGCCTCTCCAACTGGTTAGTTTGTGTTGGGTAATAGTAAATAAATCTGGTTTTGGTGGGATAGGAGCATCCAGACTCTGAATATCCATACCATATACACCAAGAAATTCCATATATCCAAACTCGGTTTCATACTCTATGATCTTCTCATCATTATTGAATGGATAACCAGATCTCATTCTTAGTTTTTCACCATCCTTAAAACCTAGACTAACATCTGGACCTTTCTTGAAGTCTCTGCATGTTAGAGGATTTCTAGGATCAAAATATAACCAGATCCATGGCTTACCTTGATTGTATTCAAGCGTATCCGCTGTAGGAGTCCAGTATCTCCAGAAACGAGGAAGAGCTTTACCTCGGACTTCCTCTGGTTGCTTGAGGATTGGGTTGGGAACATCGGTTGTTGGACCACCAATAATCAGGATGGCATCACAGTCAGCTACAGCCTGATGAACTCTTTGTCTCATTGGTTCATCCCAACCAGTAAAGACTCCATTCTTATCTAGT